TTTTTGAAGAGCTTCTCTAAGGATATGGATAATCTTTTGCGATCTCTAAAGATCAAGTATCCTGCCGATGAAGGTATCATTGACAGTGTTCGAGAGGCGAACAAGTTCATTTTTGACGAGAATGATATTCAGGAACAGTTCCGTTTCTTTAAGGATATNAACAGCACCGAACTGGATAAGGAATTCCGTGAGATGAATGATTTCCGCACTTCTATGCGCGGTATCAAAATCCGTGGCGTGTTTGACACCTTGAAAGAGGCACAGAACCGTGCCGATTTCCTGAAGAAGGGTGGTGACAAGTTTGATATTTTTGTTGGTCAAGTTGGTGTATGGTGCCCATGGTCGCCAAATCCCAATGATCTGGAGGATGTTCAATATGCTGAGGCCCAACTCAATACGCTGATGGCGAAATATAAGGATAATACCGTTCAAAAGGATATCTTCTTCGAGGAGCGTAAGAACGAGAAGATGGAGAAGGCCCGAGTGCAAGTTGAGAAGATGAAGTTGGATAACGCCGAACTTGCGAAAAATACTGCCACTCTTGAAGACGCGGATCCTTGGCTGAAGCGTAAAGAAAACGAAGCAGTTGTATCTGATGCGGATATTGCCGGACCATCCGGACCATCCGGATCATCTGAACCCGCTGCTTCGTCTGAAGAATAAAAGAATTCCCTCTCTTTTGAATAGAGGATACTTCCATATTATATCATATAACATAAATCGTAAAGTATGAAAGCAATAGCCGTATTTTTATTGTTTCTAGGAATGTTTCTTGTTGTGCAAGGATATTATTCAGAAAAGTATAAGTGTATAGGAGATGTGACAAAGGTAAAATATGTACCGCGTACAGTGTATGAGGAACAACTAAATCCAACAGAAAGTGTAAGCAGGCAATTCAAGAGTATGTTTGACGATATTACAGAATATCCTGCGGGTCCCAAATAAATATATCGTCATGATGGTGATCGTAATATTTTTATTTTTATTTTTATTTAGTAATATTAACTATTAAATATGTCATTAAATTTTCCTATCGCCGGTCAAGGAATTTTCGTTTTTAAACAAATCTGTCCAGCTGCAACCAGTGTTTTTCAAATATTAAATTCGGAAGGAACAAACGGACTTAATATTCAATTTACAACGAATAGTGTTATCGTTACCGAAATTCAAACGTTGAGACATTGTTATGATCCTCAAAATAATCAAGGGCTTTCTACCCATAATGGAGCCTATTATTGGGTTAGTTTAGATGCCCAAAATCAACAACTCTATGCTGGTATTGGAGAAGCACGCATGGAAACAACAATCTATTCCTATTTATATCCAAATTCAGACAAAAATGAATACGAAAATACTAAGAAATTTTTGGAATCTCTAACACATATATCTTTCCCCGTAGATATTGAATGCATACGAATGGTTAAAGACCCGATCACACAGAATGTTCCATTGTTGGTAAAAAATAAAAATGAGATTATCATGGACGATATCGCTTCTGGAAAATATATGCCAGTTGCCAATCTTCCTCCCGTTTGTCAAAACCTATACAATTGTATCGCGGGAGAGAAATTTGTTCTTGATACACCTGATTTTCCAGATTTCACGCAAGCAATTGAATATAGTATTCGAACACCTGGGAAATGGTGTTATCAAAAATTATTAGACAAGAGCACTGAATTTAATCCAGATAAACCAGATTTATTAGAGACCTATCTTCGTATAACATTGGGTCAAAATAATGGTGAATCACCTGGTATTCCCTATGTTATGGAAATATGGCCCGTGGGACATTATTCGCCCATACATAGTCATGCGAATGCAAACGCTATGATTCGTGTTCTAAATGGCGAGATTAATGTAAATCTATTTCCATTCCTGTGTGGAGAAAAAGATGGAGTACCTCCGTTTGGCTTCTCTTCCTTCAAAAAGGGAGATGTTACATGGATTACACCTAATTTAAACGCAACGCACCAATTGAAAAATCTGGATACAAATACATATGCTTGTATCACAATCCAGTGCTATATGTACAGCATCGGATCAAAAACCCATTACGATTATTTTGATTATTTAGATGATACTGGAGGAATACAACAATATGAACCTGATTCTGATATGGATTTTATTCAGTTTAAAGCAAAAATTAAAGAAGAGTGGAACGATATTCATTCGACAAAGAAACATCAAGTAGATAGAAATAAATCAAAACAGACTATATCATGGTCATGCTTTTCTCCAGAAACAAAATACGCAATATAAAATACAAAATATACAATATAAAATTCTTTACTAAAAAATAATTATAATAATATAATAATATAGAAATATAGAAAGATGCCTCCAAAGACAACAAAGACAACAAAGATTATGGCGTACTGTGTAAAGTGTAAGGAAAAGCGTGAGATGAAAGACGCTACGGAAGCTGTTGCTAAGAATGGACGTAAAATGATGAAGGGTACTTGTCCTGTTTGTGGAACCAAGATGAATCTATTCGTCAAATGTTAAAATCAATAATTTCGTAGTATAATAATAACGGGTCACCTGAATGTCTATTAGTAAAAAAGCCACGGTCGCTGATATTTCCAAACTAACAAAATCATTTCTCTTTTCGGCGGTAAATCACGCTACAAGCGACGCCAAGAGTCCATATCATCTTGTAAAATCCAAATACGATGAATGGAAAATAGAAAAATCAAATATTGCTTTAAAAGACCAAGCAAAACAAGAAAAATATATAATAACCTACTCGAATCCTCGTATAGAATATGAACATGCTTATTATGACTGGATTCAATCCCGTAATGAGATTATTAAGCAAATGAAGAATACAAATATTATCGGCGAACAGGAAAAACTTATGACCGATCTTTTGAAGATCCCGCTTCCAGAGATTCTTCGCACGCCCGTAGATAATGTATATACCAGATATGAATTGGTGGCATAAATATATATGTATCTATTTTATAGGTTTCAACACGTCTGTTTTATGGAGTTTCGGTATAGACTTGTTATATTTCTTATAAGCTTTTCAGTAGGTATTCTCTATGTATATATGGTCACGCCTCATCGTAGGGCAATTGTGAAGTATCCAACTCCTTTTAATGCCGGAAAAGTAGTGTATAAGGATGAAACGGATGGAACATGCTATAAATACAAAGCAGATCAAACCGATTGTCCGGTAAAAGGAGTAGTTCAACAACCCTTTACAGCTATGCCGGCATCCGTATAAATATATCCATTTAATTTTATTTTTATTTTTTATAATATTGCTGAAAGATTTCAGTTCATTTTATACCATAATAGTAAGTGATACAATGAGACCAATTGAATTAGTATTTGATCGGCTATTACATACTGACGCTGGACAAGCAGTCGTGTCTGCTATACTTGGATTTGGGTTAGCCGCGATATTTCAACGTGTTTGTAAAGGAGGTAGTTGTATTATCATCCAAGCGCCGCCAATGGATGAAGTAATGAAGAATACATATACCGTAGACGGTGATTGTTTCAAATACACTCCTATCCCTACGAAATGCGTTGAGGACAAGGATTAAAAAAGAAAGAGAAAGGTTAGGATACATTATATTATATTACAATGGCTAGTATGAGCACACCGGTTACGAGCCTACCACAAGTAGATAGCAGGAGTTCCCCCCCACCAGTTATGATTGATCCGTCTGTAACAGATGTTTTAGAAGAGATGGAGCGAGAAGTAGCAGCAGCACAACATTCTTCTGTTCCAAATCTTCCACAATCTCCCCAACTTCATCCGCAACAGCAAACTACTGTAACCTATATGAACCCACATTCAAATCAGCCTCCATCTTATATGTACGGAGGACAGAATATGTTTCCGCCGTATAACAAAGATTCTAATATGGACTGGATGAATATGGAAAAAGCAAAGACGGCGATTATTGCTACATTGATTGCTATGCTATTGCTTCTTCCAAAAGTCCCATTTATTTACGAACGATTCGCTCGTATCGTATTCCTTCAACCATATGAACTATATATACGAGCTGCTATGTTAGCACTTGTTCTTTACATTACGATGGTGAGACTTAACATTTAATATTTAATATTTAATATTTAACATCTTACAAAGATGCTTGTTTAATATCTTTTTTATCATATCCTGGCATTGTGATATCAAGTCCTTGTGCCCCGATAACCTGTTCACCATAAATACCGTCAAAGCCTATCATTTCTGTATTAAACATTTTTGTATCTACAACATTTGTTTGAGCGTCTTGAAGATTTTTTGTTGTACCGTAAACGAGTGGGGAACTTTGTACTTTACCGGACGATAGAGAGCTTGATACTAATTTACGGTAATTCATCTTGAAGAACCAGATAAAAACAGCAAGACCGAGAAGAGCACCGAAGATAGGGTCTATAAACAATATGCTTGCCACTACCACGAGACCCACAACGATCTGGTTATTCCTATCATAGAGGATATCTAGATAATTACCGGGAGGCAGAACAAGGATAAGACCAACAATAGCTACACCAATAACTCGTAGTAGATCTTCAACCATATATACTATTACTTACTTTTACAGAACAAAAAATGATAGCAACGATATATCATATAGATATTTAACAAGAATCACATGATATTACAATGACAGCTGTATCCGTTTCCCCCGTATATGATAAGCCGGAAAGTTATCTTTCCGAGAGAGGATACGCATTTACAAAGACGGACAATCCAGATCTGGTGGATGAGTTGAAGAAAAGGCTTACCGTAAAGCCTATTGTTAGTCCAAATTCGCCTAACTATAACAATGTAAGCGAATTCACGGTATATTGTGAAAGTAAAAAGAAGATTTATATACCACGAGCATTCGGTTTAAAACACTTTGGACTTCCTAATCACGATCAGTTGAAGGAAGGAGACGATGCTACAAGACTTGTATTTAATGGAAATTTAAGGGACGAACAGATAAAGCCGGTAGAAGCATTTATGGAAGCAGCAGCAGATCCACTGGTTCGCGGCGGGATTATCTCACTTTGTTGTGGTGGTGGAAAAACGGCATGCGCTATTTATATAGCTTGTCAATTAAAAAAGAAGACGCTTGTGGTATGTCATAAAGGATTTTTAATGAACCAATGGAAAGAGCGAATAGAGCAATTCGCCCCAAATGCTAAGATCGGTATCATCAAACAGGATAAAGTAATTACAGAGGATTGTGATTTCGTATTAGCCAGCTTACAGTCTTTGGCAATGCGCGACTATCCTAGTTCCGTATTCAAGGGATTTCATATGACGATTATAGATGAAGTACATCATACATCTGCTGAAGTATTTAGTCGGGCTCTTCCAAAGATTTCTGTTCCGGTTATGATGGGACTTTCAGCAACTCTTAAAAGAAACGATGGATTATCAAAAGTATTTGAATGGTATATAGGCAAGGCAGTGTTCGTTTCAAAGAAAAGAGATACATCTACTGATGTACTCATGATCCCATATAAAAACAATAATACGGCATATTGCGAAGAGGCACGAATGTGTAATGGCAAATTGAATGTTGCACAAATGATTACGAAAGTATGTTCCTTTATGCCACGCAATGAGTTTATTATAGATACTCTAACACAAATTTTAAAGAAAGAACCGGGGAGAAAAACACTTATTTTAAGCGATCGCAGACAGCACTTAGCAACTCTGGAAAATATGATAAAATCAAGCGATATTGGATCCGTAGGTTATTATGTTGGCGGAATGAAAGAGCAGGCTCTCAAAGAGAGTGAGAGTAAGGATGTAATTCTCGGTACATTTACAATGGCGTGTATTGCAGATAACACCATTCTGGTGGATCCAATCACTGGAAAAGAACATTATATTCGCGAATTTGAAGAATATTGTAAAAAGGAACGAAAAGATCGTCCACATCTTGTATCCATGTATTATGAAACTGGAAAATTCTATTTCTCTTACTGTTCACGATTTGGATATTCGCAGCAGAAACCGTGTCTTAAAATTTTACACGAATTAGGTGATATTACGCTCAGTGCGGATCATAAAGTATGTACTTTGGACGGATGGAAACATGCCGGGGAACTTACAACCGCAGACTATCTAATCACACCGCGAAGAATTGAAGTTGTTCCACGCGATAAACCGGATATTTATAATCAAGATTTATGGGTATTAGGATGTTTATTGGGGCAAACATCTACCATCTACGAGACGGAGAAAGATGTATTACAACAAGTTTCTTATATCATGCATAAATCACCTACCGCTCATGAATTATGTTTGATGGTTGGAATGCAAACGACCATGGATGCTACACATTTTATCCGCCCTGATTTAATGTTTCTTCCAGATGAAAAGTTATGCTCTCTTGTAGGAGGTATATTTGACAGTTCAGGTGAAGTAGAAGGATACAATATATACTTCACGCTCTATTCAATGTATCTTACAAATCAATTGCGTACGCTTTTAAGAAGATTACATATTCGCACGACACGAGCACTCTATGTAAAACCAGGATTTCCTTACACCGTAAATGTAGTTCCAGAAGATTCAATACGCTTTATTAATATTCTTGATATTCGTGGAAAAAGGAGACAAGAAAAGCTCACCAATCTAAAAGTAATGATAAAAGAATTTCCAGAAATTATAGCAACTGATAAACCAAAGATTGTTTCTGATTTAGCATCTCCTGTCCAGATCTATGCTATTTATGATGTAGATCCTTCTACTGTAAAACTGTGTGATATAGAGATCCCAATTCATCATACCTTTATGGTATCGGATATCATTATACATAACAGTGAAGGAATGGATATTCCATCTCTTAATACACTTATATTGGCTTCTCCTGTTTCATCCATTGAACAATCGGTTGGAAGAATACAGCGACAGCAAGAGGCCGACCGTGTATATACACCATTGGTAATTGATATATGGGATCAATTCTCACTTTTCAAATCACAAGGAACAAAACGCCTACAATTCTATAAAAAGAACAAATACCCTATTACAACACAAACGGACGATCGTGAAATGGAGAAGAATGCGAAAGACAAAAATGATATAATAAAATTATATAAAGTGTAAAGAATATATTATAAAAATATAAATGGATCAAACACTTTATTTTATAAGATTTCCAGATGGAAAAATATTTATACCTTGTGTTTTTGATTTTTGGTCAGGATTTGCTTCATGTGTAATGTCAAATGGACCTATTATGAGTTTTATAGTAGAGTACCTTTCTACAAAAAAGGAAAAGACTATGTTTATATGTCAAAAAGCCGATGGACATTATGTTATACCGGATGAAATAGAAGAGATTGCTAAAAAAGAAGACGCTGTAATAATTGCAGGTGTTGTTGCGGGTAAAGTCCAACAAAAGCATTTTTTCTATTGTCCAGCATCTGACGAATTTTTCATGAATAACATATATAGCGTATTTAAACAACATCACGTGCCATGGGAAAATAAAGAGAATATTCTATTCTGGCGAGGAGGTGTATCAGGATGGTGGAGTTATGGGGGATCATGGCGCATAGATACAGTAAAAGCTTGTTTGACCATCCCAAAAACAGATGTAAAGTTTGTAGAATGCTACACGCGACCTGATTGTAATCCGACCGATACACCTGAGCTTTTTGCTAATAAAGTTGATGTATTAGATCAACTAAAGTATAAAGCACTACTATATATTGATGGCAATTCAAGCGCGAGCAATGCTACCTGGATTTTTGCTTCTGGATGCGCCCCTGTATTTGTAAGCATACACGAGTTCTGGTTTAGAGATCTCCTGGTTCCATGGGTTCATTATATTCCGGTTCAGTGGGATCTTTCGGATTTATGTGAAAAGGTTCAATGGATATGGGATAACGATGATAAGGTACGACAAATTGCAGAGAATGCTTTCGAGTTCTCACGAACTGTTCTTTCATGCGAAAATCAACGCGAATATATTAAAAGCGAAATCGATCGTCTTATTGAAGATCATCCATCAAGTACCTAATAAAACTACAATGATTTAAACAGAATATTTATAAATTAAATAATAAATAATAATAAAAATGTTTTCGCACGAGCCTGATTCAGATGATCACCCATATTTTGTAAAATTTACCAATAACTATGTAAATCATCCAACCGGATATACTATGTGGAATGGTTGGGGCTCCATAGCACACCATAGCGGACCCATATTTAGATATATTTTAGAAAAAACAGCGTCATTACCTGAAAAGACAATCGTATTATCGTCTTGTAGCGATGATGTATTTACTATCCCAGAAGTAATCATTGAACAAGCAAAACAAGATGACGCCGTAGTCATTGCTCCGGTATTGTGTTCTTTTGGTTCTCATATACGAAAAGAGTACATGTATATACCTGCTCATGATGAATATTTCGTTCATAGCTTATATGATATATTTGCTTCTTATCGTACCCCTTGGGAAAAGAAGATAAACAGTGCTGTATGGCGAGGCGGTTTATCTGGAGAAATGCTTCGTATTGATGCTGTAAAGGCTTGTCTTTCTATTCCAAATACAGATGTAAAGCTTGTAGATAATTGGTCAAGACCTGAATATAATCCAACAGATACACCTGAGCTTTTTGCCGAAAAGATTGAAGCTTACGATCAATGTAAATATAAAGCAGTATTCTGGATTGACGGTAATTGTATTTCAAGTAATGTATTATGGGTATTTGCTACAGGTAGCGTACCCGTACTTATTAATGAAACACAATATTGGTTCAAGAACATGATAAAGCCGTGGGTACATTATGTTCCTGTAAGTGCTGATTTTTCAGATCTGGAAAAAAATATAAAATGGATTTTTGAAAATGACGAAGATGCCCGTAAGATCGCTGAAAATGCTCTTGAGTTTTGTCGTACACAATTATCGCCAGAAGGTCAGAGAGCATATATTGATCACGCCATTGAGGAACGCATTCAACATAAAAATAAACCAGATCCATCTTATCCGGTACCTGTACAAATCCTATTCCAATTGTCCTCATTTGGAAATATGGGTAAAAAATATAGGATGCTAAGACGGAGAGCAGATATTCTTATGAATCGTCTTTTAAATTACTACGCAGATGAAACAAAAAGTAAAGACCATTTGGATAAGTTTTTTATTATTGCTTCTGAGATTGCGGATCTTAAGATTTCTAAGGTTGATACCATCATGAAAAATGTAATAGAGCTTCTTGTTATGGAATTTCCCAATATTTTATGTGAAGACATCAAAAATCAATAATCTTATTATGAGTGTAGAGACAATCCATATAATAGAATAGAATGGATACGATACATTGGGTTATAATATTTCTTATCGTGTTTTTTATTGTTGCTCTTATTCTTCCAACAAAATATTCGGATAAATCAGCAAAAGAATTACAAAAGGCTTTAGAGAGCAAACGATTGATGGCACGAAAACCAACCTGTGATGTAATAGGTCCTTGTGCACGACCGTGCCGATACAATAGTCTTAATGCGGAGAAGAATCGCTACAATCAGAAAGGAGCGATTGATAGCCAATTTATGAAAGTGAAAGATGTTCCAGATGACTATCCTACGGTAGGAGTAGGCTGTTGTCCATATG